CGTCCATTATGTGGAGACAGTAGTTATGTTGAGTCGATCTCATTCTGTCCTGCAATTTGAAGGTTTTCGTCATGACGAACTCCGCATAATCTTCTGCGTTGCCTGGTTACAGATTGCGCAGCCAGTCCATCAGCTGTTGGTTCGATTGCCACGAGGGCGTCCCGGGCTTTGGAGCCATTGGGGCTGCCTTTTCGAGGGCCTGGCGCTTCATCTTGAGATCGGCGCTAGCGTAGATCGTGCAGGTCTTGACGTCGGCGTGCCCCAGGATGCCCTGTATGGCGGTCATGTCGTTACCCGACTGAAGCAGGTGCATGGCCTTCGTGTGCCGCAGCACGTGGGGGCTGATCACCTCCGGCACACTGGATTGCTTCTGGTGAGCCTGCCTGCCGTACTTGGCGATGAGGTATCGCACACCCGATCGCGACAGACCCTGCCGCTGACGGTTGAAGAACAATGGTTCGTCGATGCGAGCCGGATCCTGCAGGCGATACTCGCGCATGTGGTCCTCAAGAGCGCGTACAGTGTCGGCCATCAGTGGCACAACGCGCGTCTTGCGCCCCTTGCCCGTCAGCCGGACCTGCGCCGGCGTGTCCAGCCGCACGTCGCTGACGCGCAGATCGATGACCTCTTGCACGCGCGCGCCGGTGTCATACAGCACGCGAAGCAGCAGTGCATGCCTCCGGCCCTGAACAGTGGCGCAGTCCGGCTGGGCCAAGAGGGTCGTCAGGTCCGCGGCTTCCAGATAGGCAACAGCTTTGCGTTCGTGCCTCTGGAACGGGATCGCCAAGACCTGTTGGCACTGCACCATGTGGTCGGGAGCCTCGCTCTGGAGGAAGCGGAAGAAGGCATGGATCGCCGCCAGCCGCTGATTGCGGGTACGACACGTGCAATGGCGCTGGGTCTCGAGGTGGTTCAGGAACTCCAGGATGATCGCGACATTCAGTTGGTCCAGCCGGAGGCGGTCCGGCGACAGGCTGTGGCTCTCCTTGCAGTATCGCAGGAGCAGCGTGAACACGTCGCGATACGACGCGACAGTGTTGGGGCTGACGTTGCGATGGGCCGGGAGATAATCTCCGAGGAAGCGGGTCAAGTGTCGTGCGAAGTCGGTCGGTGTCATGAGAGATTCCCTTCAGGAACGAGTAGATTGTTGGAGGAACGATTCGAGCCGTGCGGTGATGTCGGGGAAGACGGCCGGTGTCAGGCGCAGGTATCGCTGCGTTCCCCGCAGGCTCTCATGGCCCAGATAGGCCACCAGCAACGGCAGCCGCGCGTTCAGGTCCTCGCCTTGGCGATACCATCGCTGAAGGCAGTGCACGGCGAATGTGTGCCGCAGATCATGGAGCCTGGGTCCCCGGCCGCGACCACCATGCGGAATGCCGCATTCTCGAAGTCCCCGGCGGAAGTAGAAGTAGATCGTTCGCTTGTCATACGACTGCCCCAGCGGATTGGGGAGCAGGACGGACTCGGGGCTTCCGAGGTTCATGGCCTTGACGTAGCGGCGCAGTCGCTCCGTGAGAGAAGCAGCCATGGGGACAAGACGGTCCTTGCGGAATTTGCCTTCCCGGATCGTCAGCACGCCGCGCTCCAGGTCAACGTCAGCGACGCGCAGCCGCAGCGCCTCGCCGACCCGCAGCCCGCAGCCGTACAGCAGACGGAACAACTCGGACATAACCAGTTGCCGTTCGGGGCTGCGAGAGTCGGGCCGCAACCGATCGACGGCCTCCAGGAGCTGGCGCACCTGGTGACGTGTGAAGATGTGCGGCATGTAGTCCAGGCGGACGATTCCGGTAAGCCTGGAGTCCGGAACATGGGCCCCGATGCCGCGACGGCGCAGGAAGATGGCGAACTGCCGGACCAGCAGCACGCGCGCCTTGTGTGTGCGGGGCCGCTCGTGCGGCTGCTTGGCGATGTATCGCTCGACTTGTTCACGCGAGAGTGCTCGATCAACGCATGGATGGATGCACAGCGAGCGGTCCAAGCGACGCAGCAGGGCCGCTCCCGTCACATATCGGCAGCCACAGGATCGCTTCTCCTGAATGAAGGCCGCGATCTCCGGGGCCAGTACACTGTCCATGATGTCACTCATGCAGCACCTCCTCCGGATCAAGCGCCGCGCGGCGAAGGTCGTTCACGTCGATGCGCAGATAGCGCCGCGTCGTCTCGGGCGCGAGGTGGCCTAGTGTGCCGGCAATCGTGTCGATCGGCACCCCGGCCTCCAGAAGGCGGCTGGCAAGGGTGTGCCGCAGTGAATGCAGTCCGCGCCGTGACTGTGCCGACATCTGGATGCCGGCCCTGCGACGGTAGGAGGAGATAATCGAATGCAGATTGTTGTCCGGACCAAAGGGCTCAAAGGGAGCGTTGTGACGCACGAAGACGTGCCGGTCGCTCGTCATCGGCCGCCCATGGCGCAGGTAATCGATGATCGCCTCGCCGACCTCTTCGGCCAGTGGCAACTCCAGTGGCACCCCGGTCTTCGCCTGGACAACGTGGATGCAGTTGTGCTCCCAGTCCAGATGATCGAGGGTCAGGTCGCGGATGTCGCCGACGCGCAGCCCCAGCCGGGCGGCCAGGAGGAGGATGGCGTAGTCGCGCTTGCCCAGAGGGGAAGCGCGATCAACGACCGACAGGAGCGACTGCACATCCTGGGCCGTCCAGATCGTCGGCAGCCGTTCGCTGCCGTATACCCGAACCTTCGGCACAGCCTCGACAATCGCCCCGTCGACAGCGCCCTGGATGCACAGGTAGCGAAGGAAGGACCGCATGAGATAGACCACTCGGGCAAGGGTTCGGGGTCGAATCTGCGTCAGCAGGCCGACGTACGTCGACAAGATCGCCGCAGTGATGTCGCGTGCGGACGCCACGCCACGGGAGTCAAGGAAGCCGAGGAACCGTCGAATGTTGCCCTGGTTGACGCGGAGGCTCCGCGGTGCCAGCCGATGCTCGTTGCGGCAGAACTGCTCGTAACCATCGAGGAGATGCTCCCAGTACGCCGACAGCGACATCCTGCGGCCCCTGCCGCGCCGCCGCTGAAAGCAGCCGTGCAAAGCGACTTCGGTGAGCATGCGCATTGCCGCGCGAATGTGGCGTTGCGATGCCCGCAACGCTTCGTCGCCAGCATCGGGCAAGCCACGATGCGTCAGATATCGTTCCACCGCCTCGACGGTGAACCTGCCTGCGGCATCGCTCTGCTGGACGAATCGGACGAAGGAGTTCCATATCCCACGGTAGTTGTGGATGGCCTTCGCACAGTAACCAAGCTGCTTCAAACGCTCCATCGTCTGCTCCACCAGCGTCTCCAACGACTGGTCCGGCTGCTTACACCCGTTCTGATGTTCCATGACATGGTCTCCAGGAAAGCGGGCCGCCACCGTGGCCGCCCAGGAGGACCATTGTCGCCGAGATTATGTGCAGTGTTTTGCCATCAAATGCCCGCCATTCCGATGAATCCCTCGTCAACTGCGCATAATCACCTACTGCGCATAATGGACCCCGCAGCTTACGTTCACGCGGTGGCCTTTGGCCTCCAGCGTCCTGAGCACCTCGGCGACCTGCGCCAGGCCTTCCGGCCCGCGGAGGATGGGGCTTACAATCTCGCAGGCGTGCTCGCCGTGGTTGCTGCGAATCGAGCCGTCGCGTTCGGCCTTCCAGCCCTCCGGCAGGTACGGAACCTGGATTCCGTAGTGGTAGGAGCCAATCCGCAGGCCATCGTTCTGGAGGGCGCTCTCCGGCGCTGTCGTTTCTATCTCGATTCCAAATGTCATCTCGTTTGCGTTCATGTTTTTCTCCTTCGCTGTTGGTCACATCAGGCCCGATTCATGCGAACATGCCAAGGGGAAAACATGCTTAAATCAAGTATTTACAAGATGTTAGGTTGGGTAGCCTGGCGGGATTGGCCCATGCAAAAGCCGCTCCATTGCGGCGCGTTGGGCGGGGTAAATCGGCTGGGTCCAAGAGAGAACCCCGGTCCTGGGAAGGACCGGGGTGGAGGAGGCGCTGAAGTGATGCTACTGCTGGCGGACGGGCCGGCGCAGCCGCGCCGCGCTACGGACGCGGATGGCCCGCTTGGTCTGCGTGTTGACCGCGTCCCAGCCGCCATAGGGACTCTCGCCCGTAATGAGGATGGGCACGATCCTGCCGCTGACCTTCGCCGCGTAGACGCCGCCGATGGTGATCTCGTTCTTCTTCATGGTCTACTTGACCTCCTTTCCGACGGGATGGCCGTAGGTCTTGCCGTCATCGGACGGGATGGCCGAGTCCTCGGCGACGATGTAGATGGTGGCGGCGTCGGCATCGATGCGCAGTCCATCCTCGGCATCGAGGCAGCCGGACATGGAACAGACATCCGGGAACACCAGCGCTATCTTATAGTCGCCGGGGAGGCATTGCAGTCTCTGGATCAGTTCGGCGGTCGTCATGGCTTACTTGGCCTCCTTCCCGGCGGCGGTCAACTCGAAGTGGCCCCGCTCGGTCTTGCGGAACCGGCTCTCGCTGCCCTTGACGGCTATCTCGCGGATGATGGCCGCGTAGATGGTCGCCGCCGGCGTCTTGCCGCCGGTCTTCCACAGGCCCTTCTCCAGCATCCGCGCGACCATGTCGGCGGTGTTCATCGGCTCGCCGGCCTCGGCCAGGACTTGCGCCGCGGCATCCAGCCCGCCGGGCTTCCGCTCCTTGGCGGGCTTGTCGGCCTTGGGCTGGCCCTTCTTGCCGGTCTTGGCGCCGGGTTCAATGAGCGCCGTCACCGCGTATTCGGCCTGCGAGGACTTCTTCCGCTTGCCCGTTGCCTTCGCTTCCGGGGCGGTCAGGTCGCGCTCCTTGGGCGTGCGCCGGGCCTGCCACTGCTCGACCGTCTCGCCGTCGCCCTTGATGGAGTCCGTGCTGAACTTGACCGTCGCGCCGCTGGGCATGACGGCGCCCTCGTAGCGCCCGTGCCCCAGCGACTTGTCGATCCGCACCGGCAGGAACGTCCCGCCGACCTTCGCGCTGTACACCAGTCCGATTTGAATCTGCTTCTTTGCCATGGTGCTGCTCCTTGTGTTTGGTCCCTTAGGGACGGTTGGTCACAGTCCCAGCTCTTCCGCGAGCCGGGTTTGCTGCTCGTATCCGCCGAGCAACTCCACGAGCTGCTCGGAAAACCATTCGACCTCTTTGTTGACGGCGGGGTTTCGGGTGCTGACCGGCTGGAGGTACGAGATGATTGCTGCTACCGCGTGCGGGCTGACCTGCTCGCGTATGGCGTCGAACAGCCCGCTCTCGTCATTCTCCGGCACGGTCACGCGGACCTTCTTTCCCTTGACCTCGGCCTCGTATGTCTCCGGTCTTCTTCGTTGGCGCTTCATGGTCGGTCTCCTGGGTTAGCGGCTCTTTACGATGCAAATCTGGAACGTGCTGCCGTCGGCGGTATGGACTACGACGCCGCGGTTGTTGGTGAGGAGGCCCGCCTCCTCGAACGTCTGGACTCTGGCGATCTCCGGGGCGGCCTCGACGTAGAAGCCGCGCCCAGGGTCCAGCACCCGCGTGTCGTCCTGGAGCAGTTCGTACAGCATGGTTTCAAATTCGTTCTCGTTCATGGTCGTCTCCTTCGTGTTTTGCGTTTCGATGTTCATGACCACATCAGGCCATGGTTTTCCGACCCCGCCAAGGGAATCCCCGGAAACACATGCATATTTTCGCATACGACATGCTTCGAAGGGGCCAACACTTATGACCGATAGTGAAGATTCCGCAAGAATTGTTCCACCGGTGGATACGCCCCCCGGCCAAGCCGGCGGACCCGGGGCGGTAAACCCCGCGGCGCTGACCGTCGCCCATCTCGCGCGGATGCTGGCCGTGCCGGAGGAAACCATCCGCCGGCACCTGGCGGCGGGCGCCCCGGCCGGCGCGGATGGCCGCGTACACCTGGTCCACTACGCCGCGTGGCTGAACAAGGAGCTGGCGTCTTTGGGGGAAAACGATGGCGATTGACCTGACCAAGCTGACGCAGAGCGAGCTGCTCCAGATCATCAACAGCACGCCGCAGGGCGAGATGTTGACGCGGTCGCGCCTGCGCCGGCAGATGGACGCCGGGGCGTTGCGCTTCGGCGACGGCGCCAGCGTCCACCTGGTGCGGTACGTCCGCTGGATGGTGGATGAGATGGACAGGCCGCGCCCGGCGAAGGTGGACTATGCCGAGGCGCGTCGCCGCCAGGCCGAGAAGAACCGTGCCGCAACGAAGTCCATCCAGGACATAGCGCCCATCCCCCAGATCGAGGACTACCCGCGCCGCAAGGCGTGCGGGGCATCGTTCCGCATCTTCTGCGAGATGTACTTCCCGGCCGCGTTCCACCGCGCCTGGTCCGACGACCATCTCCGCGTGATCGCCAAGATCGAGAAGGCCGTCCTGGAGGGTGGGCTGTTCGCATTCGCAATGCCGCGCGGGTCGGGTAAGACGACACTCGCCCGGTGTGCCGCGCTGTGGGCGGTCCTCTACGGCTACCGGCCGTTTGTCTGCCTGATCGGCGCGGCCGACGATCGCGCGAAGGAACTGCTTCTGCCCATCAAGAAGCACGCCCTGGAGAACCCGCTGCTGCTGGCGGACTTCCCGGAGGCGATCCATCCGCTGCGGGCGCTGGAGAATTCCTCGAAGCGTCAGCTCCAGCAGCACTGCCACGGGCGGCTGACGCACGTCCACTGGGGCCAGAACAAGTTGGTCTTCCCGACAGTCGAAGATGAGGATCTGCCGGCGGTGCTTCGTGACGAGGGCTTGGAGATGAGCCCATCATGCGGCTCGATCATCACCACGACCAGCCTGGACGCCAACATGCGCGGCCAGCAGCACACCCGCGTGGACGGCTCGATCATCCGCCCGTCGCTGGTCCTCCTGGACGACCCGCAGACCCGCGACTCGGCCCGGTCGGTGGACCAGACCCATAAGCGCCTGGAACTGCTCAACGGCGACGTCCTGGGCATGGCCGGGCCGGGCGAGCAGATCTCGGCGCTTATGACCTGCACGAAGATGTACGAGGGCGACCTGGCCGACACGGTCCTGGACCGTGATGAATACCCGGAGTGGGACAGCGAATGCACCCGCCTGGTGTATTCCTTCCCCACGAACGACAAGCTCTGGGAGGAGTACTTCGAGGTCCGCCGCAGCGAGGGCAAGGCAGCGGCGACCGAGCTCTACCGCCAGCGCCAGCTGGAAATGGACGCCGGGGCGAAGATCGCGTGGCAGGCCCGCTACGACGCCAAGAGCGGCGAAATCAGCGCGATCCAGCACGCGATGAACCTGCGGAAGAAGGTCGGGCCCGAGGCCTTCGCGGCCGAGTACCAGAACGAGCCATCGCTCCAGCAGACTTCCGATCAGGTCCTCACGGCCGACCAGGTGATGGAGAAGACCAGCGGCTACAAGCGCGGCGAAATCCCCCCGGCATGCACGAAGCTGACGATGTTCATCGACATCCACAAGGAGGTGCTGTTCTATGCGGTCTGCGCCTGGGAGGAGACGTTCACGGGCTACATCATAGATTACGGCACGCTGCCCGACCAGCGGCGGTCTGTCTTCACGCTGGCCGACGCCACCCGGACATTGGGCAATGCGTTCCCCCGCGCGGGCACCGACGGCGCGATCCATGCGGGACTGGAGCAACTCGTCTCGGCGTACCTGAACCGCGACTGGAGCCGTGGCGGGAGTTTGATGCGGATCGACCGTTTGCTGGTGGATATGGGCTACAAGCCGGGCATTGTCGCCGACGTGAAGCAGAAGGCCGGCGGCGCGGTGATGATGCTCGCCAAGGGCGTCGGCCTCCGCGCCAGCCGCAAGCCCATCGCCGAGTACGCCCGCAGGCCCGGCGAGACCATCGGCTACTACTGGTACATCCCCAACGTCCGCAAGACCGGCCAGTTCCCGCACGTGCTGGTGGATGTGAACTACTGGAAGCGGTTCGTGCATGAAGGTTTTTCAACAGCCGCCGGCGACCGGGGCTGTATCAGCCTATTCGGCAGTGATGGCCGCCACCACGAACTGATTGCCGAGCATGTGGCCCGCTCAGAGAAGTGGGTCGAGGTCATCGGCCCCGGCGGCGTGGTCCGCGAATGGACCCCGTGGCCGACGCGGCCCGACAACCACTGGTTCGACTGCCTGGTCGGCTGCGCCGCGGCGGCCAGCATGGTGGGCATCAAGCCCGCCGGCGAAGCTGCACCTGTTCGACTGCGGAAGAAATACACGCAGGAAGACCTGCGGAGGAGATAGCCATGAGCGATGGAACGGTTCGTAAAACTTGGGATCCCGCAGAAAGTAAGCGTGGCCTGGAATGCCGCTACTGCGGCTGCAAGCACTTCCGCGTCGTCTACACCCGCCCCACCTGGGGAGGCCGCATCATGCGCCGGCGGGAATGCCGGCACTGCGGAAAGAGGATGACGACGTGGGAGAAGACCGGAACGTAAGCCCATTTTCATGAAAGCAGTTCTTTCCCCAATGAACGGAGGTCTTGTTTGGTCTCTGGGTAAGCCAACTTCAGAAGCTGCTGATTCCCAAAGGGTGACTTGAAGAAGTTGTTGGCCGTCCACCGTTCAGGATCCGTCTTTCTGGCCTTCCGCCAGGCTTTCCAAACTGCTTTGACCAACTTGTGTATGACCGCACGTGCATGTTTGCCCATCGACCCATAGCTCTCGAACGCATCGAACGCATTACGGATGGATTCCAGAGAACAACGTGCTGTGACGCCTGACGTTGCAAAAAAACCTCGGCTCAAGAGCCAAAGTGTATTCCACCGAGCGTGTCCTTGCCTGCGACGGGTCTTGGCATCCGGGTAGCCGTAGTCTATAAGAAATCTGGACAGCCTGTAGGCCAAGTATATCTTCTTGAAACGGTGGGCCACTCTAGACTTTGACGGAAAGAGCACGCGATAGTGCTTCTCATCGAAGACGCGCTCCATACCTTGCTTTATAAGCAGCACGCCGCCGCCAGTGTCATCAGACACGGCGGTAAGAATCAACCCCAAGTCTTTCAGCGATAGCCGCGAAAAGCCGTGAAAGCGCGGATCGTTGCGAACTTCCTTCCATTCGCCTCGCTTCCGCTCGTAGAACACCTTGAATTCCTGAAAAAGGTGCTGAAGTTCAACTTGTTCCGGCTCATTGGACGAGAAGTCGAACTTCAGGACCCGGTTCTGAGTGTTCACGCCGCGGATTACCTTCTGAAGCCAGGAATCGTCTTCCGGAGCTCCGTCGGTGCCCCTGACAATGGCTCTTACCGCTACCAAGGCGGGGGAGCGCATTCGCTTGGAAGCACCTATCGCATATAGCGTCTGAGCCCCGTTGATGACGCTGGGGTTCTGCAACGTTGCAATTCCGTTTTCCTCTGAGAACTTGTCGCAAACGATGGTCAAGCCGTTATGGAAGTACCAGAAGTCTTTCGGGTGTTTTTCGTAGGTTTCTCGAATTGCCCTGCCCACCTTGCCGGCAAGGTTGTAGCGGATGTTCCGAGCTACAAGGCGAGCCACGTCGGAACTACGAAAGTATTCCTGAAAATCGCTCATCCTGGCGTTGAACAAATATGATCGAACGCCTCTCTCCCTGTCGGGATACTCCATCTTGTCGTTGATGTTCAATAGCAGCGGCTTTGGTGTCGGCGTCTGGCCTTTTCGGTAGCGGCTGTATATCCGCATGACATTGGGCGCGTACACGAAGTTCTCACGGGGAATCTGGTCGAACTCAGCCGGTTGCCGACGGGTTGCGGTCGTCACCAACCGAAAGGCTTTCTTTTGGCTAGCCCAATTTCCTGCTTCAGCCAGTTGATCCACGGCCCGCCGGTAGCGATGCCGCAGGTCGTCTCTAACGGTGTCGATGAACCTGTCAAATAGATCGCCTCCATGGCGAAACGCCTCCACAACTTGGCAAAAGTCGGAATAGGCCTTTTTCCCAAGTTGGCCGCGGCCGACCTTCGCGGAGAACTTGGACTGGATCACGAAAACAGGCGGGATTTCGTTCGGACACCAAACGACGGCGTCCACTCCTCCATCCTTAACATCATCGGTGAAATCCCATTTAGCATGTCGTCCGAACTCAGCCTCGATATACCAGTCCAGAAATGCTTGATGAATGCGTCCCTGATAATTCCGGTCAGCTCTTTCCGAGAGGCTTTCTAAGAACTCGCTCACAATTAGGTCGTGGTGCGCCACTCTTAATCTCCTGCGGGCTGCCAGGCCCACCGCTTCGGACAGTCAGCCTAAGTGAAATGTCCAATTCTGCCGGCATGATACCTCCACTTCAGAGCCAAGGCCAGCATCCATGTCTACGGACGTAACAATCTCACTCGAGCTCATGGAATCCATTTTGAAGTAGCTCTAACCGCACGTAGACTCGGTGCAGACAACCAGGACGCGCGACGCACCGGCTGATCCCCGGGGCGCTGCGAAAAGATACGAGGCCGTTCGGGGCCGAACACCCGAGCGGCCTTTTCTTTTTGCTCGCGTGCAATGGTTGTCAGACAGCGGGATGGAGCAGCGGCAGCTCGGGTGGCCCATACCCACCAGGTCGCCGGTTCGAATCCGGCTCCCGCGAGTACGAGGTGAAGCATGGCGGAAGACCCTGACATCATTGAGCAGAACGCGGCTGGACCCAAGCAGGTCAGCGCCGACGGCGTGACCGTTCAGCAGCACCCGCTGCCGGACCAGATCGCCGCGGACAAGTACCTGGCCGGCAAGCGGGCGATATCGCGGAATCCCGCCAAGGCGTTCATCCGGGTAAAGGTCGTCCCTCCAGGAACGGTGTAAGCATATGGGTTGGTGGCCATTTACAAGACGGTCGAAACATACGGGCGCAGTTGCCCGAACGCTTGTGGTCCGCGCGAAGTTCGACTCGGCCCAGACCAACGCCGACAACAGGCGCCACTGGGCCAACGCTGACGGTCTGTCTGCCGACGCCGCAGCCAGCCCTGCTGTCCGCCGCACGCTTCGCAACCGAGCTCGCTACGAGGTGGCAAACAACAGCTACGCTCGCGGGATCGTCCTGACCCTGGCCAACGACGTGACCGGCACAGGGCCGCGTCTCCAGATGCTGACCGGTTCGACAGGGCTCACCGAGGGCGACTCGGGCAAGACCAATCAGATAATCGAACGCGAGTTCATGGCCTGGGCGAAGGCCGTGGACCTGCCCGGCAAGCTTCGCACCATGCGGATGGCCAGGGCGCAGGACGGCGAAGCGTTCGCGATGCTGTTCAGCAACGACAATCTCAACTCGCCCGTCAAGCTGGACCTCAAGCTCATTGAGGCCGAGCAGGTCGCCACGCCGAGTGCGAAGCTGGGCGTCCTGGGGGCGGAACTGGCGGTGGACGGCATCGAGTTCGACCCGTTCGGCAACCCGGTTGCCTACCACATCCTCAAGTCGCATCCCGGCAGTGGCGCGAGGGCTTCCTTCCTGGACTTCGAGCGGGTGCGGGCCGACAGCGTGATCCACTGGTTCCGCACCGACCGGCCCGGCCAGCGCAGGGGCCTGCCGGACATCCTGCCGGCGCTGCCGCTGTTTGCGCAACTCCGGCGGTACACGCTGGCGGTGATCGGCGCGGCCGAGAGCGCCGCCAACATCGCCGTGCTTATGAAGACCAACGCCCCGGCCGGCGGCGAAGCGGCGGAGGTCGAGCCCATGACGGAGATGGAGTTCTCGCCCAACATGGCGGTCTTCACCCCGGAGGGTTGGGAGCCCAGCCAGATCAAGGCCGAGCAGCCCGCCACCACTTACGACATGTTCAAGCGCGAGATCCTCAACGAGATCGCCCGCTGCCTGAACATGCCTTACAACATCGCCGCGTGTAATTCCTCGGGCTACAACTACGCCTCGGGGCGGCTCGATCACCAGACCTACTACAAGAGCATCCGCGTCGAGCAATCGCACGTCGAGGCGGTCGTCCTGGACCGCATCCTCGACGCCTGGCTGGCCGAGGCGGCGAAGGTGTTTGGCTTGGGCCAGATCGCAGATGCATCGCACCAATGGTTCTGGGATGGCCACGAGCACGTGGACCCCGCCAAGGAGGCATCCGCCCAGGCCCAGCGCCTTGCCTCCAACACCACCACGCTAGCCAGCGAGTACGCCAATCAGGGCAAGGACTGGGAGACCGAGCTTCGCCAGAGGGCGAAGGAAGTGGCCCTGATGAAGGAACTGGGCCTGACCGTGGCGCAGACAGCGCCGGCCCATACGCCCCAGGAGCAAGTCAAGGAAGATGACGATGGCGACGAACAAGACACCCGGCAATCAAAAGCCGCCTGAGCGGCCCGGCTTCGCCGAGGCTACGCAGGGCAGGCTGGAACTAACTGCCCAGATGGATATCACCGCCGGCGCCGACGCTGGCGATGGCAAGCCCGCGCTTCCCCGCTTCAGCATGGTCGCCTACACCGGCGGTCCCATGCGGGTTGCGGGCTGGCGCTACCCGGTGGTCGTGGACCTGGCCGGGCTGGCTGTCCCGCGGCAGAACGCCCCGATCCGCGAGTCGCACGGCGCTCGCGTCGGCCACGCCGAGAGCATCCGCGTCGAGGCCGGGCAGCTCATGGCGGCGGGCGTCATCTCCTGCACGGGCCAGGTCGCCCGCGAGGTGGTCGCCGACGCGAAGAACGGCTTTCCGTGGCAGGCGAGCATCGGGGCCTCGGTCGAGCAGTTCGAGTTCATCAAGGAAGGTCAGTCCGCCCTGGTAAACGGCCGGGACTTCATCGGGCCCGTCAACGTCGTCCGCAAGGCGACGCTGGGCGAGATTTCATTCGTCGATCTTGGAGCCGACGGGAACACGTCGGCCAATGTGGCCGCTTCGGCCAAGGAGAACATCAACATGGACGGTAACGAAAACACCACTCAGGACACCACCGCGACTGTCGAGGGCAAGGACGCCACCAAGGTCGAGGCAAAGGCGCAGACGGGCGCGGATGCCCCCGCGCCTTCGGTTCAGGCTTCGGCCGGCGCCGGCATCACCGCGACGTGCGTCGCCGATATGCGCGCCAGCGCCGCGGCTGAGCAGGAGCGGATCGTGGCCGTGCGCAAGGTTTGCGGCGACACCCACGCCGAGATCTGCGCCAAGGCCATCAAGGATGGCTGGGACGTCACCCGCACCGAATTGGAGGTCCTGCGGGCCGACAGGCCCAAGGCGCCGGCGGCGCACATCCCCGATCCCGGCGCGCCGGGAACCGGCTCGGTCCTCGAGGCCGCGTGCATGCTGACCGGCGGCGTCAAGGGCGACGTGGTGGTCGCCGCCTTCGGTGAAAAGTCCGTCGAGGCCGCCGACAAGCGGTTCAAGGGCGGCATCGGACTCCAGGAGCTGCTGTTGGAGGCCGCGTGGGCCAACGGCTACGACGGCCGGAACTTCCGCGACAGCCGCTCCGTGCTGCGGTTCGCGTTCGGCCATGCCGGCGGAATCCAGGCCGGCTGGTCCACCATCGACATCGGCGGCATCCTGTCCAACGTCGCCAACAAGTTCCTGCTGGAGGGATTCTTCAGCGTCGAGCGGACCTGGCGGAACATCTGCGCGGTGCGGAACGTCTCGGACTTCAAGACGGTCACCAGCTACCGGCTGATCGGCAAGGACCAGTACGAGATCGTCGCCCCCGGCGGCGAACTCAAGCACGGGACGCTGGGCAACGAGTCCTACACCAACAAGGCCGACACCTACGGCCTGCAGCTGGCCATCGACCGGCGCGACATCATCAACGACGACCTCGGCGCCATCACCACGGTCCCGCGGAAGCTTGGCCGTGGCAGCGGCCTGAAGATCAACGACGTGTTCTGGGGCATCTTCCTGAACAACGGCTCGTTCTTCACCGCCGGCAACAAGAACTACACCACCGGCGCCGACACGGTGCTGTCCATCGACGGGCTGACGAAGGTGGAAAAACTCTTCGCCGACCAGGTGGACTCCGATGGCAAGCCCATCGGCATCCAGCCGGCGGTCATGCTGGTGCCGACGGCGCTGAGCGCCATGGCCACCATGCTCTTCAAGAGCCTGGAGATTCGCGACACCACGGCCAGCACCAAGTATCCCGTGGCCAACCCGCACCAGAACAAGTTCCGCGCCGAGGTCAGCCGTTACCTGTCGAACGCCAGCTACACCGGCAACAGCGAGAAGGCCTGGTATCTGCTGGCCGACCCGGCCGACCTGCCGGTCATCGAGGTGGCGTTCCTCAATGGCCAGGAGTCCCCGACCATCGAAACGGCGGATGCGGACTTCGGAACGCTCGGAATCAGAATGCGCGGCTACCACGACTTCGGCGCCTCCCTGCAGGATCCCAAGGGCGGCGCAAAGGCAAAAGGTGAGGCCTAAGCCTCCATCTGACAGGAGATAACGAACATGGCACAGAACTATCAGGCAACATTCATTCAGGAAGGCTTGTCCATCGACTACACGCCCGGCTCGGCGGTTGCCGCCGGCCAGGTGGTGGTCCAGGGCAGCATGATCGGCGCGGCGAAGACGCCCATCGCCGCAAACGCCCTGGGCGCTCTGGCGGTCCGGGGCATCTTCGACGTGGTCAAGGCCAACGAGCAGCAGGCGCTCGGCGCGGCCCTGTACTGGGACGCCGACGGCAACCCGTACAACGGCACGGCCGGCACGGGCTGCGCGACGACCACCAGCAGCGGCAACACCTTCATCGGCTTCGCCCAGGTAGCTGCCGGGGCCACGGACGAGGTTGTCCGCGTGCTGTGGAGCGGGCCGGTGGCCGTGACCAACACGGTGCATAACGCCCTGACTGCCCTCATCGCCGACCCCGGCAATGCGGGCGCCATCCCGGTGACCGACACGGGCCACTGCGAGATCGTCACGGCCGGAGCCGAGACCAGGACGCTGGCGGCCCCGACGTACCTGGGCCAGATGCTCCTGCTGTCGATGAAGACCGACGGCGGGGATGCGGTTATCGCCGTGGCCACGGGCATCAACCAGACCGGCAACAACCGGATCACCATGAACGACGCGGCCGACTCGATCCTGCTGGTCGCTGTCGCCAGCGGCACCAACATCCGCTGGCGCGTGGCCTACAACGACGGCTGCACGCTGAGCACGGTGTAAACCGCGGCGGTCGGCACGGAGGCTTGGGCTATGGGTGACCTTCTCCGGCAAGGAAGCCAGTGGCTGGCGGGCGTGCTCAAGCAGCACGCCTCCAGCCCGGTCACCTACAGCCGCCCGCCGGCTGACGACGAGGGCGAGACGCTCGAGTTGGAGATCGCCGCCACGCTGGGCAAGACCGACTACGAGAAGTCCGACCAGTACGGCCTGCCGGTGGGCGCCACGGCCAGCGATTTCCTGGTTTCGACGGCGGACCTCACGGCGACGTTCGGTGAGCCCCAGGCCGGCGACAGGATCGTCGCCGACAGTGCGGTGTATGAAGTGCTCGAACTGCCGGGCCAGGGCTGCTGGCGGCAGAGCGACGGGTTCGGCAACACAATGCGAATTCATACCAAGCAGATCGGAGATGAGTAACCATGTGCCCCAGCGAACAGTACGAGAACGTATGCAAGGGCGAATTCAGCGAATTGCACGTCAAGCTGGACCGCATGGATGTGGCCATTCGCGGCAACGGCAAGCCGGGACTTAACACCCGCCTGGACCGGCTGGAGCAGGATGCCAAGCGGCAGGCCCGTTTGGTCTGGCTGATCGTAGGCGCGGCCGTGACGCTGGCGGGCACGTCGGCGTGGCACGCAGTATTTGGAGGCTAAGCAAGTGGCACTCGTAATCGACATCGCGGACGCGGTGGCCGGCCTGCTGAACGGCGACGACGCCGACTTCTCGCAGGACTTCGAGGCCCAGCGGCGGGTCCGGCCGAGCGTCGAGCTTGCGGACCTGACCGACCTGCGCGTGACGGTCGTGCCGAAGGCAGTCGAAACCTCCACCGCCAGCCGGAGCCTCAGTCAGTACGACGTGCAGGTGGATGTCGGCATCCAGAAGAAGCTGCCTGCGGGCGCCGACGAGGACACCGAGGTGCCCGTGATGTGCGGCCTGGTCGAGGAGGTCGCGGACTTCCTGAAGGGCAAGCCGCTTGAGGGCGACGGCTGGCGGGCGTCCTGGGTCCGCCCGGCCGTCAACGAGCCGGTCTATTCGACTGAGCACCTGGCCGAGAAGCGGGTGTTCACGTCGGTCCTGACACTAACCTACCGGGTGATGAAGTAGCGAGGTATCGAGATGACCTATCAGCGCAAATGGCTTCAGTCAACCGACGTGATGGTCTGTCAGACCACCGGCGCGGTCCTGGTTCGGGCCTTGTCCTCCTCGGCACAGGGCGACTTCGACCTGCTGGAGTTCCCGCTCTACCACACAGAGGGCATCGAGGATGTCGTCTGGGATGTGCGTTTCGCCCTGGCGGAGTTGACCGCCCCGGCCTTCGCCGCGCCGCTGCTTGCGGGCGACACGAGCGTCTCCTTCGCGGGCTTGTTTGCACGCGTGGACTATCGCGGCGTGCCCGGCGGGATCGAAGCCCTGACGGCAGACGGCATCGCCACGAAGATGTCCGAGGCCGACTCGCTGCTCAAATCCGGCCTGCTGCTGGTGCCCGCCAGCGCCGCGGCGCTGGCCAGGTTCATCCCCGGCAAGAAGTACATTCGCCGCTCGTCGCAGAAGGCCCGCGGCCATGAGGAATGGAGCGTCAATCATGACGAAATCATCGTTTGGTAGGTTTGCGGCAGTGGCCCTGGCCGCCGTCCTGCTGACGGCGACCGCCGCGTGGGCTTGCATGTTCATCGTTCCGCCCTACGCGGCCATCGAATACAACGCTGACGAGGCCCTGGCGCTGCACGGGTCGGCGGAAGCCTTCGACAAGGCGACCCCGACGCATCTTCGCGACGTTATCGCCGGCGCCGCCGCACACTGGTTCAACAGCGACGTGGGCCAGATCGCCACGCTGCGGGGCTACGCCCACATCGGCGTCCAGGGCGCTACCCAGCAGCAGGCCAACGCCAATGTCCAGCTTATCCAGATCTGGGGCTGGCTGGACACCAACGGCAACGGGGCGGCCGACGCCGGGGACACGACCACGTCGTGGACAAAGCTGGTCGAACATACGCCCAGCGCCAACGGCGGCGACGGCTCCGGCGGCAACGTGGTCGGCTGGGATATCCCATACCCGCCAGCGCCGGCCATCGAGACATCCACCTGGCAAGGCGACCTGCTCCAGGGCCAGACCATCCAGATCAATCCTGGCGAGTCCTGGCTGCTGCTGATCCGGGTGGTGGACATCAGCGGCACCACGAACCTCATGGCGGCCGTCGGCGGTCTGGAGCGGTGGGACAACGGGGCCGAGGACGGCGTCGGCAGCGATGTCACCGACGAGCGGTATGTGGACGCCAAAGGCAACACGCCCGGCACCGCCGACGGGCGGATACAGGACAAGCACGTGACGTGGGTGTACCGCCCGCGCCTCAAGTAACAAGGAAGGGAAACCGACATGTTGAAGCGAGCAATGGTGATGTTGATGTTGATGGCGATGGTGACGGCGACGGGGGCACTGGCGCAGACGGACAATACGGATAACAAGGCCCTGGCGGCCGCGGTCAAGCAGGCTTCCGCCGCCAAGGACACGGCGATTGCCCTGGCCAGGGCGACGGTACTGGAGGCGTCTGACGCCAAGGACGCCTTGTGGGCCGACAACGCCCGCACGATGGCCAACCTGATGTGGAGGTCGGGCAAGCACGCCGAGGCCGCGACCTGGCTGGACGAAAAGGCCAAGTCCCTGGCCGCCGACACCGCCGACCTGGCGGGCGACGTGCGCGATCAGCGCAATAGCGCCCTGGTCGGCGGTTGCCTGGACCTCGTCAAGCTCGAAACCGACCATGCCGCCCGGGCCGGCCTGGCGCGGACGGCCCTGACGGTGAGCGACACCAGCAACGGGGCGTTCCAGGCCCTGTACAACGCGCTGGCAGCGTCCGGGAAGTACGACGAGGCCCTCAAGGCGTGCCTCGACTACGCCGGCAAGGCCGCCACGGCCGAGGCGATGCGGTCTCGGCGACTGGCCCTGGTGATCCAGCTCAAGCGGACGAGCGACTTCAAGGCCGAGGCGACGGAGTACCTGAGGGTCGCCACCGACCCGGCGGGCGCTACCAAGGCCCTCGCGCACGCGCTGCCTACCGACGACGTGGCCTTGTGCTGCGGTCTGACGGCCCAGCAGGTGCTCGACGGCCGCAAGCTCGAACTCCGCAGGGTCGCCGGAAAGCTGAACTCGCAGATGTTGCTGGCGCTGGCCGACCAGCTCACCAAGGGCGGACCGGCCAGGCCCCTGGCCATCAGCGACGACGCCAGGAGCCTGGCCGACACTCTGGTCGGCTCGCCGCTGGCGTCGTTCCTCGTCCCGCTGCTCAAGGGCGAGTACCCGGCCGCCTTCCGGGAGGCATACGCCAGGGCCAAGGCCGCCGAGACCGACAGGGACTACGTCGCCTGGGTCAACGCGGCCGCCGGTGCGATCCGCTGCATGGAGCAGCACTACAACGGCAAGGCGCTGGAGTTCGTCAAGTTCGTCAACGGCACCGTGCCAACCAACCCCGTCGCGGACCTGGTGAACCCATGAACAGAATGGCAATCGCAATCGTGATGCTCTCGTGCGCGGCGTCTCTGGCGTCGGCCGCCGAGTGCCAGCGCCCGAAGGTGCCGGAGGATCTGGCAACTGTCTCGCTGGGCGCGGCGCTCAATGAGCGTGCGGCGGTGGCCGTCGTCGGCCCGAAGCCCTTCGGCGCTGACGAGTTGTACGGCGGGCGGGCTATCCGCCTGGTGCTCTCCTGCGAGGACGACCAGGCTCTGCGCGACCTGTTGACCCGCGAGGGGCTGACGCTCCGCAACGGAGGCGAGGCCCGCAAGCTGCCGGAGTTCTTCACGGCGATAGTCTGCAACTCCATGCAGGAGTTCAGCCGCGAGGACGCCGCCCTTGAGAAGATCGACTCGCCCTCCCCGCTAGGGGCCCCAAGGGCCGGTATCCGCGTGCTGCGGTTCGCAGACTATAGAGATGTGGCGCGATCGGCTGCAGCGGCGGACTATGCCGCCGACCACCCGGATGAGAAGTACATCGTCATCGCCGAGCCGGCTGGGCTGTCCGTCAATGCCCTCAAGGCATTGGCCGGGCCGAACATCGTCGCTGTGGTGGTTGGACACAACCACGCCGCCGAGGACAGGCCGGAAGACTACGCCCAGGCCGCCGAGGAGGTCAAGCGGGTGGTCAAGGTGATCCGCATGGTCTCCGACGCCCCGGTGCTGCTGGCGGTCTCGGCCACTAACGAGTTCACCCACAAGGCCGAGAAGTCCTGGCCACAGGCCTTCGGCGACGATCTGGCGGGCTTTGACGGCTGGGCGGTGTACGGCCTGGCCCTGTTCCCGGCCATCCTTGAGGCCCCTGCCAACCCCCGCAAGCTCGTCCTGGAGCGGCTGGGGCTGGCGGCTCTCGGCGATCTTGGCGAAAGGCCCTGCGTGCTGATCGAGTTCACGGGCACCCCCTACAGATATAAGCCAGCCGAAGCGGAGTACATCCGCAAGGTCTGGCGGGCCAAGGCCCCGCTGCTGCTGAAGGCGATGACCGGGCAGGAGTGGCGCGGCCTGGTGGTCTGGTCAAACAGCATCGAAGACGCCGCCCTCAAGGCCGAGGCGCTTCAAGCGGTCGCAGCAGCGCAGGCGGCACAGAAGCAATAATTGGCAAGCATTGGCAATCATTGGCAAAGACCGTCCCCACGGGACGACAGCACAGGAGACATAAGCAATGTCAGGCGAAAACTTCGTACTCGGCAAGGACTGCAAGCTGTACTACGGCGAAACCCTCACCGCCACCCCGACCGGCGCGGAAGACTGGTCGGAGATCGACAACGCTAAGGATGTGAACCTCCAGCTCGACAACGGCGAGGCCGACATCACCACGCGGGCCAACAGTGGCTGGAAGGCCACGGCGGCAACGCTGAAGGAGGCCAGCATCGAGACCGAGATGCTCTGGAAGCCCTCCGACCCGGCCTTCGCGGCGGTCCTGGACGCCTGGCTGAACAATAAGGAGATCGCCGTCGCCGCGATGAGCGGCGGCATGGCCATATCCGGCAGTCAGGGCCTGGCCGGCAACTGCGTGGTGACCAGCTTCAAGCGGAACGAGCCGCTGGAGGAGGCCGTCACGGTCAGCGTCACGCTCAAGCCGTCGAGCTTCACCACGTGGCTTGTCATGCCTGCCGGCTCGATTGCCGCCACTGGCACGGTCACACTGAGCGGCCAGCCCGGCGACGCCAATATCGTCGTGATCGGCGATGGCGAGACCACGGTCACGTTCGAGTTCGACTCGGCCGCTGATCCCGGCGCCGTCGAGGCCGGCCACACCCGCGTCAAGATCGGCGTGGCGGCATCGAACACCATCACGGCCCTGATCGATGCGATCAACGCATCGGCCCTGACGATCGGCGCGGCCGAGGGCACGGGCGACTCTGCCACTCTGACACACCAGACGCTGGGCGTCATCGGCAATGTCGCGATCACCAAGACCGGCGCGAATATCGCCGTCACCGGCATGGCCGGCGGCGTGTGACAACGCCAGTAGCCGGGAGCCGGTAGCCAGTAGCCAGTTGGGAAAAGGAAAGAGCTTAGCGGGTGCCTCTGGCTCCCAACCGGCTACGGGCTACAGGCTACCGGCTACCAAAGAAGGAGCGAAGCGACATGCGAACATTCAAGGACAACGCCGGCCTAACGTGGAGCCTGACGCTGAGCGTCTGGACGGTCAAGAAGGTCCGGGATCTGTTGGGCGTGGACCTGCTGGACCTGGGCGGGGAGTCCGCGACCGGGCCTTCTGACAAAAAGCCCGGCCTGCTGTTTAGGCTGATCGCCGACCCAGTGCTGCTGGTGGATGTGCTGTACGTCGTTTGCAAGGACCAGGCCGACGAGGCCTCCGTCACCGACGAGCAGTTCGGCCGGGCCATGGGCGGCGACGCCATTGACGCGGCGACCAAAGCTTTCCTTGAGGAACTGGCGGATTTTACCCCGAGCCCGCGCGACCGGGCGCGGGCCAGGAAGGTGATCGCGACGACGTGGGCGATGATCGACAAGGCCCAGGACGTGCTGGACGCGAGGGCCGAGAAGGAACTGCCCGCGGCGGTCGAGACCCTTCTGGCAGAAATGTCGGCCCTTGGCAGCTCGTCTACGAGCTCGCCGGATTCGTCGGAATCGAGCCCGGCGGGCTGACAATCCGCGAGCTGCTGTGGATGGCGGAGGGCCGCAACCGGCGGCTGTGGGACCACACGGCGGCGATTGCGGCGGCGGCATTGAGCAGCTTCCGCGACAAGATGATCGACCCGGCCAAATTGAACCCGTACCGCTCCGGCGGCAAGCGGTCAAAGGGTATCCCGCTGACGGCGGAGAACATCGACATTCTGAAGACAGTGTTTGCAAAGAACATAGGCAGCCCGGCAGGCAAGCCGGACCCAAACGCGAAGGAGCGCAGAACATGAGAAACGCATGGAGATGGTTGATACTGGCGCTGGTGCTTATGCTGGCCATACTGACCGTGGCCGGCTGCGGCAACGTGACGCTGAAGGGCGACTCGATGACCGCCGCAGAGACCTCGACGCTGGATGCCTTCAACGCATCCCAGCGGGCCGGGGCTGACCCGAACATGCCCCATTGGGCGCAGGTCTATCTCGACGAGAACTTCAAGCAGTGGCGGTGCTTCGTCTGGTCGGCCAAGAAGGACGTGACCTGGGGGCCGAAGTTGCCGGAAGAGAAGACGGCGGCGCCGGCGACCAAGGCGGGCGGCTGAGCGCTGCTGAAGCTGCTGGGGATGGACCCCGCGAACTGCGAGACACGGAAGGAGTTGACCCATGTTGGAATTGACTGACAAGACCCAGGTGCTGTTGGACAAGGTGCCCACCGAGCAGCGGCAGGCGGCTGCCGCCCTCCTGGCCGAGTACGGCCTGCGATTCTTCGAACTGGCTCAGGAGGACGCCTGGCAGATGCTGCGCCGCCTGATGGCCGGCGACATCGAGGTTGTAGCCGAGCTGGACGCAAAGCTCTCCGACGACGCCTTCATCGCCAAGGTGAAGGCCAACACGGCCCGCTGGGAGAACGTCGCCCAGTACAACAAGGTCCGCGAGGACCTCAAGAATGAAATCCTTCTGCGGTTGGCGCCGATCGTGCTGTCGGTGCTGGCTGCGATGGTGGGTCTTTGACAAGCCACAACAGGAGATTGCCATGAACAAGGTACGAGAGTTCCTCAAGGGCAAGAAGGCGTACATCACCGCAGCCATCGGCCTGCTTGGCGCGGTGGCGGCCTGGGCCGACGGCCAGATCGGCGGCGTGGCCCTGCTGGCGGCAGTCTGGGCCGCAGCCCAGACCTGCTTCATCCGGGCCGGCATCAGCAATGAGGTAAGCAAGGCCCAGCAGTAGCCATGCTCCGCATAAAGACAGTCAGCCTGGACATGTTCTTCGACACCGACCGCGTGAAGCGGGCGGCCGACACGGCCACGCGCAAGGTCCTGTCCAAGGCCGGTGCCTTCATCCGCACGGCGGCCAAGTCGAGCATCCGCAAGCGCAAGGCAATCTCCGCGCCGGGCCAGCCCCCCAGTTCGCACACGGGCCTGCTGAAGCGGTTCATCTTCTTCGGCTACGACGCGGACCGCAGGACCGTGGTGGTCGGGCCGATGCGGCTGAACCAGAAGATCGGCGCCGCCCCCGAGGCCCTGGAGCATGGTGGGGCCTCCACGGTTGTCGCCGGCCCGCGAAACCGGCGCCGCAAACGCCGCATCCACATAAAGCCCAGGCCGTACATGGGTCCGGCGATGCAGAAGGTAATGCCGAAGTTCCCAGGCCTGTGGGCAAATAGCGTGAAGTGATAGCAGAAGGTGGTCACCAGTCTACACACAATGACTCAGAAGCCCGTCCACCTTCTCGAAGGCGAGATAGCGGTCCATGAACTGTCTGGTCCACTCGTCGGCGCGTTGTTCCATTACCGCCGCCGCAACATCCTCCAGCGTCCAGTGCTGGAAACTCTCCGCGTTCGTCAGGCAGGAGACATACGACCGGACCGCCTCCTGACATGCATCGTTGCCGGCCGGGCTGAGGAATACAAAGAAGCCATCAGCAAAGCCACCGGCAAGCAGCAAGCTGCCTGCCAGGAGGTGGTCCCGCCAGATCTGCTGGAGTGGCATCTGGCGGACCTGGCTCAGGCCCGCCTGGGTAAAGCAGTCCATTTCTGCGGCGACGGCGTCGTAGCGGTCGCGATGCCTTGCCGGCTCGCCGACGAGATCCTCGTGATACTTCACCTCGATGCCGACAAAGCCGGGGCGCCCGGCCGCGTCGGTGAAAGTGACGTACACGTCGAAAGCGGAGCTGTCACCCGTGAACCGCAGGTCGCCACGGCCTGGCGAGTGCTCGAACTCTATGCCGGTCACGTTATGGCACCTGCCGGCCGAGAGCTTGCGGAAGACCGCCGTAGCCAGGTCCAGGTGGCGGCTAAGGGGCGCGAACAGGTTGAAGGCGAGCGGCTGGCTGGACAGCAGGTTGCTGAAGATACGCGGCTTGCCATAGAGCTTGCCCTGGCTTCGGACAGGGTCCAGCACCTCTTGGCGAACGACCTGGCGGATTTCATCGGTGAGGAAGTTGGCGAGCGTGTCCTTCGCCCACGGCATGGCCAGCGTGGAGCCGAGAGGCCGGTCCAGGTGCGTGCCGATAGGGTAGCCGCACTGCTGGCACCACAGGGCCTGGAGGATGCGGGCCTTCCGCTGGAACGGTCGCTTGTCGATGCGTTCGAGAGCGTTGTGTGTGCGGGCCAGTTCTGCGAGTTTGTTCATTTTTGCGTTGTCTCCCCTGTTGGGCGTTGACAACAGGATAGGATCGAACCATGTCAGACACCAGTGGAATCAAGGCCGGCAGGGCATACATCGAACTCGGCGTGGGCGACAAGCTCACATCCGGGCTAAAGCTCGCCCAGACCAGGCTCAAGGCGTTCGGGGCCGGCGTCCGCAACGTGGGCCTCGGCGTGGCCGGCCTGGGAATGTCGATTGCGGCCCCGATGGTCGCCGCGGCCAAGAGCTTCGCCGACTCGGGTACGCAGCTATGGGATATGTCCAAGCGAACAGGTATCGCCGTCGAGGCCCTGTCGGAGTTGGACTACATGGCCGCCCAGACGGGTAGTTCTCTGGAAGGCGTCGAGCGCGGCGTCCGCATCATGCAGAAATCGATCATGGGCGCCGCCGACGCCGCCGAGGGCACTACTGGCAAGCTCGACCACCTGGGCCTCTCGGCCGCGGACCTGGTCGGCAAGGCGCCAATCGAGCAGTTCGGCCTGATCGCCTCACGCATTCGCGCCATCAGGGACCCATCGATGAAGGCCGCCGCGGCCCTGGCAGTATTTGGTCGGTCCGGCACAGAGTTGATTCCGATGCTCGACCAGTTCGAGAGGCTCCACGGCGAGGCCAAGGACTTCGGGATTATCAAGTCCACCAAGTCCGCCAAGCAGGCCAAGGAGTTTTCCGACGCCATGACGCTCATGGGCCGGGTTATCAAGACCGCATGGTACGCGGTCGGCGAGGCAATTACCCCGATCTTGCAGGACTTTGTGGGCCGGATCACCGGCGCGGCAGTCATGGTCCGCGACTGGCTCAAGGCCAATCAGGGCCTCGTAGTGTCCGTCTTCCAGGTCGCGGCCGTCGCCGTCGCCGCTGGGACTGGCCTGGCCGTCCTGGGCGTCGCGGTCCAGAAGCTCGGGATGGTCTTCGGCATCGCGGCTGTGGCGATCAAGGCCCTTGTGCCCGTCCTGGCCTTCCTGACCAGCCCGATAGGTGTTGCGATTGTCGCCGTCGGGGCGCTCGGCGCCGTGATCCTGGCCGAGACGGGGGCAGGCGGCAAGGCCCTGGATTGGCTGGGCGGCAAGTTCGCCACGCTCCAGAGTGAGGCGTCGGACAGCTATCAGGGCATCGCCGACGCCCTGGCGGCCGGCGAGATCGGCCTGGCCGCCAAGGTGCTCTGGACCACGCTCAAGATGTGGTGGACAAAGGGCGTATCCTGGATCTCCGCGATCTGGAATGACGCCATGCTGTGGGTCAAGGACACTTTTACCACGGCATGGGGCGGGCTGCGGAGCATCTTCAGCACGGTCGGCTACGGGCTCAAGGTCGCGTGGATTGAGACCACGGCGTTCCTGGCCGACACCTGGACGGGCTTCGTCAACGGTGTGCTCACGGCCTGGTACTGGGTGGGCAACAAGATCACCCACGCATGGAACTGGCTCAAAAGCCTGTGGGATGACAGCTTTGACGCCGAAGCCGCCAACGCCGCCGCCGACCAGGCATACGAGGCCACGAAGAAGGGTATCGACGCCGAGGCCGCGGCCCGCAAGAAGGCCATCGAGGACCAGCGTGCGGCGGAACGGACTGCCGAGGCGAAGGACTATGACGACACCCTCCGCAAGATCGCCTTCGAGACGCAGGCCAGCCGACAGGCGCTCCAGAAAGAGCATGACGCGAAGATCAAGGCCGCCGAGGCTGGCCTGGACGCGGCCCGCAAGGAATGGCAAGGCGCCCGCGGCGCCGCGAAGGAGGCCCGCCAAGCCAAAGAGGCCGGCTCCTGGGGCCCTCGCAAGACCGGGTCCGACGTCTTCGGCGGCTATAACGACCTCTGGCAGAAAATCCAAGGCGCCTCATCCGGGCTGAGCGACGCGATCAAGTCCTCCGTGACCGGCACGTTCAACGCCTCGGCCCTGTTCGGCATGGGCGCGGGAACCGCCGCCGACCGCACGGCCAAGGCCACGGAAGACACCGCGAAGAACACGAAGAAGTTGATCGGCTACATGGCCAACGGCGCGGCGGTCTTTATCTAGGAGTGACCAATGGCGATAGTAGCCGCAAGGAAATATCTGGACGGGGCGACGACCGATTCCGGCCAGGGAGCGACGACGACCGACCTTCAGACGACCGAGCTGCATTACGTCGTCACCGGGACCGACGATGAGGCCGCGGCGATCCAGGCGGTCCGCTCGGAGGCCCCGACGACGCAGAACTACATGGACCGCGGCGCGATCACTGTCGAGGCGACGGGGCCGACTACCTGGGATGCAACGGTCCAGTACGCAATGACGCCCGCCACCGAACTGGAGGTGGGCGAGTCGAGCTACAGCTTCGACACCGGCGGCGGAACTCAGCACATCACGCAGGCCCTGTCCCACATCGCCTCTTACGCCCCGGCCGGCAAGACCGCTCCCGACTTCAAAGGGGCAATCGGCGTCACGACCGACAGCGTCGAGGGCGTGGACATCACCGTGCCGGTCTACAACTTCAGCGAGACGCACATCCTGGCCAACTCGGTCGTCACGAATGCCTACAAGGGCAAGCTGGCCGCGCTAACCGGCCGGACCAACAACGCCGCGTTCAAGGGCTTTGCCGCGGGCGAGTGCCTGTTCCTGTCCGCCTCCGGCTCCAAGCGGGGCAAGGGCGACTGGGAGATCACCTTCCACTTCGCCGCCAGCCCGAACAAGACGGGCCTGACCGTCGGCGACATCACCGGCATCGCCAAGAAGGGTTGGGAGTACCTGTGGGTCCGCTATGAGGACGCCGTGGATGCGACGGCCAAGGCTCTGGTGAAGAAGCCTCTGGCCGTCTACGTCGAGAAGGTCTACGAGGAAGGCAGCTTCTCCGATCTTGCCATTGGGACAACATGACCGCGCCAGAACTCAGAGCCAAGTTAAGGCTGACGCCGGCCCGCTGCGAGTGGGCGAGTCGGCACGTGCTCATGGCGGAATTGTGCGGCCAGGCCGACGATCCACTGCGCCAGTTTGCAGCGGATGCCCTGGCGGACCTGGAAGTTCTCCTTCGCGAGATCAGGCCGTTCTTGGAGGCAAGCCATCATGGGTGACTCCCTGAAAAAGGTCCTGCCGGGCGATCCGCTCCGCATCCCGGCCGCGACATTCAACACGTTCATTGACGTCGCCCGCGACCACCTGGCCCACCGGCAGAATTCCGCGCGACAAGCGGGGCTGGCCCTGCCGCCGCCGGGCGTGATCCTGACCATCCGCAACGACAGCGGCTCTGACCGCGACCGCTTCGAGGTCCTGGGCCTCGACGAGCCGGTCTTTCCGCCCGAGGACAACACTGCCGATATGTCGCACGGGCCGGTTATGTCCGCCGTCACCCCAGTCGATCCCGACCACCTGGGCGCGTTCGTCGTGCTGCTGGAGCCGATAGCCAGCGGCACCATCGGTCGGGCCATCGTCCAGGGCGCCGTCTATGTCCAGGTGCAGATCGACGACCTCGACAAGGCCGACCGGGCGGATATCACTGACGGCGAAACCGGCTACCTGACAGCCGCCGAAAGCGGCTCAGCCAAAATCATCTGGTACGATGGCGAAGAGACAGGGACGCTCTGGTGCGTCTGCCTGCTCGGCGCCGGCGGGGGTTCTGCTGGCAGCACCGATGATTCGAGCGGATCATTCACCGCCCACTACTCCATGAGCCGGTATTTCACCGAGTGGCCCGAGGAGACGCCCGCCTTCTGGTCGTTGGGCGGCAGCCTCAATTCGTTCATCCAGATCGCGCTGGACGTGCGGAAGTGCCAATACGACTTGCCGACCGGCAACCATCCCGGCTGCACGCTCGCCAAGGCCAACCAGGGCTTCGCGGGCAACTGCCTGGCTTCGTGGGCCGGCGACGATGACACCTGGTTCGATCTGGGCTACACGGCACACGACGCGGACGGCGATCTGATCGGCCAGGGCGTGGAGGCAATACCCTACTTTCACATTCAGGCCCGCGTCACCACGGCCGGCAGCCTGGAACTAAGGACTGTAAACGACGGCGACTCGATGCTCAGTTGCGTGATCGCCGGGGCGGTCTGGCGCAAGAGCCATCCAGAAGCCCCTGGCACAATCGAATTCGGGGCCGGCGGCTGCCATGACGATGCCACCTGGGGCGACGGTGTGTGGGAGCCAGAAGAATGAGCCCCGCCGACAAAAGATGGCCCGACATCCAGTTCGCGATCCTTCGCGGCCGGCCCGCTGTCAATCGGCACCTTCGCCGCTTCGGCCAGTCCGTCGCGTACTACCGCGAGTTCCCCGGCTCAGCCACCTGGCAGGGCATCTTCGCCGTCCGCAACGGCATATTCCGATGGTTCCTGGACGAATGCTCTTTTGCCAAAACACCCTGGCTGGTCATGCTCGATGACGATATCGTTCTGACGGCCGAGAGCGAGCCCTTCCTGGTCAGCCAGGCCGACGTGACTGGCCCCCGCGTTGTCGGTGCATCAGACGGTCAGGAAGTCCACCCGCACACCCTTTCGGCCGCAGCCGTCAAGCTCTCTCGCGTAGCCGTCACGGCGCTGGGCGAGTGCTGGCAACCGCCGGCCGACGGCAGCTGTGGCTGTCCGGCCTTCTTCAACGCCTGCGTCCGGGCCGGCCTGAAACCCGTCAAGGCCGGCGCCGTCGGCCACCGGGTCCCCGTGACCGTCTTTCCCGGCCCAGTCTTCGTCCTGGACGCCGACGTGCGGGGGCTGTGACGCGTGGTCGGCCAC